GAGTGGCGGCAAAGAGCAGGCGCTGTTGGAAGTAAGCCACGGCCCCAGGGTAAGTGCCGCTTTGCGGCCCCACTTCCGCATAACCAGACGCATTCGATCCAGTGATCTGGCCAACAAGCGTCACTACAGGCTGGAGATAATCGGCTCCTCCGTTCGTCACTACAATGCCGACAATGTTCCCAGCGGCTATGAAAATCTCAGGGTATGCTGTTGCTCCATATCCAGTCCCAGCCGCATCAGTGATCTGGACTGTCGTGCCGACTTGATAACCAGCGCCCTGATCAGTGACTTCAATGAATGAAATGGGGCTCGGAAAGCCTGGACCATCAACTGTCTGAGCCCTGGCCGTTGCTCCAGACCCAACTGCGGTTGGAGTACTCTGCGAAATCGCGACTTGAGGCGCTGTATAACCTCTTCCACCGTAATCCATTATCGCGTCTTGGCTGTAGTTAGAGCCACCAGCTGTGATAACGACTCGTGTAATAGCGCCTGGAGCGAATGGATCGAGGTGGATCGGAGGCCCTTTAGTGAAGTTCGGCAAGATATTCGCGTCATTGAAGCTCAAAGCGCGGGTCGAGCCAACAAAGCCCAGCCGCGAGCCGTTAGGTATCTGCGCGTTCACACCTGTCGTCGCCTTATAAACATTGTAGTACTGTGCATCGGCCCACTGACCCCACCAGACCACGACGTTCACTCTGTGCGCTGACATATCAAGCACATTGTAGAGGCGGGCGATAGGACTGAGCAATCCTTCCGCTCCATCATCGCCCACCGCAGTCACAGCATAGCCGTAGTTGACGTAAACTGCAGCTGCGGGGTCGATATATCCGCTTGAGTGTGCAGACATAGCTATCGAACCGACCCGCTCTACAGTCGGCGCTACCGAGTAAAACCTGTACCGCCAATCAGCATGACCAAAGCGGATGATCTCTACCTGCGGATAAGACTGATGGACGAGCGTAAGCGTGTCTCCGCTCTGCGTCCACTTCAACAGTGCCAGATCAGTGTGAACATAGTGAGTTGGGACTTGATAAATGTTATTGCTCGCGTCAACGACGTAGCCACCTCGCGTAATAACTCTAAAATAGCCGTGCCCAAACTCGAGTACATACGTCTGCTCTTGATTGAAAGTGAATGGAACGAGTAAAATCGCTCCATTCCAGTAAGGTGTCTTTCCAACGAAGCGTGTCCCTGGCCTCTTCGCTGCCCCTCCTCGATAATCAACGAGGAAGTTGTGCATCTTAGCTGCACCGATCTTATACTTGTTGAGATCGACGCGGCCGAAGAGGTGAGGAGACAACTCTCCCGCAGAAAAAGAAGACTGGACAACAGGCGTTGCCATCAGACAGTGCCTCCGAAGAGCGGGCCGTACTCAGGAACCCAAGCCCCCGACCCAGCCGAAGGCCCAACTCCCCTCACTCTCAACCAATCAGGCAGCGTATCAATCACGTTAATGCTCTCATTCGCGTTCCTGACCCTTGCCTCGAGGATCAACGAGTTCGCGGTCTTAAGCAGCGCGTCGAAAAGCTTCAGATCACCTGTAATCGAGGTGGAGATGTTCGCTGCGAGGCCCTGAACAAGGGCTCGCGTGAAGCTTTCGTCAAAATAACTCGGGTCCGTAATGTCTTTAGTGTAGCAAGCCGACGCTTTCGAGTAATTCGTGAGAATAACAGTCCTTCCATCGACTGTCGCAAGCTCGAACTTGATCGTCGGCCCTGAATAATCCGCTGGATACGACATAAGCGTCGTTGAACTGAAGATTGGCGGGGAGATAGTTCCGCCATCAGCGAAAGACTGGAGATAACGGATCGCCAGATTGTCTTGCGGAAGATTGTAAACGTAGTGCCAAGGCTGTGGTGGCTCGGAAGTGAGCGTTGGTGGACTCGGGTTCTCTGGAGTCCCTGACCGCGCCTTGAAAACAGCCAAATTCTGGTACGCGCGAGCGAAGCCCCAATGAGCGGCCCGCAGCAAATGCTTCCTCGTCGTGTCGTACTGAAGCAAACAAGCCCGAGCTTCGTTACTCGCCTCATTGATCGAGGCAATCGAAGATCTTGTGCCAACCGCACCAAGCGCCTGATTGCAGATCGAAGTGATATCAGCCATCGTTCACCTCTGGAGTAAATGGGGAGGCTTTCACCTCCCCACTCTCGCCTAATAGACAGGCTTTTCGTACATCGCCTCGGCAGGCGGTGGTCGCTTTCCTTTTTTCTTTTTCTTCTTCGTCGGCGGCTTTTTCGCCGATGGAGGCTACGGGGCCGAGTGTGGCCGCTCAGACGTAGCCCCCTGCTGGTTCTTAGCAGCATCGAGGATCGCGTTCCGCACCTCAGGCTCGAGATAAAGCATCCCGCTCTGAGGTGCATTCATCATGGGCTTCGTCAGATTGTCCTTCGCCTTCTGGACAAGCTGTTTGGCCTCATCATCAAGCCCTTCCATGTCGGGAGACACCATCTCTTCAGTGATCTTAAACGATGTCTCGTCTCCTACGATCGTCCCCTCTTCGAGGAGTTGATCCTGCATGTAGTGCTTCGTCAGCAGGCGATACTTAGCCATTGTTGCGTTCCTCAGTTCACGATGGTGATGCCAGCGCGATAAGCAATGTTCGCCTGACGATCAAGGAGGATGCCCGAAGTGATCTTACCCGTCAGCATCGGGCCTGTACCAACGATGTAGTTCAGGCGCAGATAACGTGGGAGAGGATCATTCGGGTTCGGGCTCGGCACTTTGATGCCAAAGGGAGTGCGTCCCGTTGTCAGCTGTGCCAAGGTCATTGGGATAGACTCAGCATACGTCGTGAAGGTCGCGTTGTCTGCTGAGCCTTGGAATTGCACCTGAAGCGTGCCAGCGCCGCCCGCAGTGAAGGTCTCAGTCGGTTGGACCAGAACCTCAAGTGGGTAGCCGATAGCCATATCACGAGCGTTGAGCAAGTCAATCACGTTGGCACTGACGCCAGAAGCCGTGATTGCGCTGTTGTTGTCGAACAGCAGAAGTCCATCAAGAATCATAATTCATCTCCTTGAGTGTTAGGTATGGTTGGATAAACGGTTTATCGAACCTTACACAACCCTCGCTTCGTTGTTGAGGATGGCGTCGCAAGTCCTGATCGGGACGCCACGGAAACTCGTGACGACCTTACCTTGGAAATCATCGATAGTCAGCATCACGTTCTTCTTGTCAACCGCCTGGATATCGAGCCAGGTACGCAAGGTCCGGTTGCAGTAGATCGCGGTCCTGCCCATCGAGTTGGAGATCGAAGGCGAGTCACTCTTCTGGATAGGCGTTGCCTGAGAAGAGGTGACCGGCAGGCGATACAGCCCACGGATCAGGTTTCGCAGCAGATCAGGCGGTGTGCCACCACTCAACTGCGTAACGTCGATGTTGCAGAGGCGAACGGCAAAGCGCCAATCGCGAACTGTCAACCCGCACTCCCACTTGAAGTGGTCACGGTAGGCTTGGTAAGTGTTCCCGTTCACATCGTTGACAGGCCACTCGCCCATGTCCCGATGCTGAAGCCCCGACATCTTGCCCTTCGGGAAGATACCGTGGATGGTCTCACTACCCCAAGTAATGATCCACAGCGAGGTGTTGGTAGAACCAGTACCTCCCATGTCGATCACGTTATTCGCTGTCTGCGCATTGGCGGGCAGCACCGTGTTGTAGCGCGGAGCAAGGCCCATGAACCGCTCTGGATTTACCGAAGTATTTCCATAGAAGATCGTGGAGCTAACTTGCTGGTTCATGCCTTCGAGGAAGGCCTTCACTTCGGAGAAGCGGAACTCCGGAGTGTTGCCGTTCAGATCAGCGATGTCCTTGTCAACCACTGAGTACGTCTCAAGGTTGCCGCAGGAGTCGGTGATCTGCGCGGTCGTGGACTTCCCATTCGGGACGCCGTAGTTCAGCAAGCGCCAAGTCGCGCTGGGCAAGCCAGTCCGAACTGTGGTTCGGTGGCCTGTAGGCAAGTTACCTTGAACGAAAAGCATATCGTCCAAGATCTCGTTCGTCTGTGACAACAGCTCAATGATCGTAGCGATCTTGTAGTTGTCGTCGACCCGCTTAGCCCAATCCGCGAGGGTCAGGGCTGTTGCGCCAATCACAGGCATTCTAGTCTCCTCTGTTCTTCATCAGGTGGGGATACAATGCAGCACCTGGGCTATCAGGCTTTGTTGAACGTGGAGGCTCGGCACCGACAGGACCTGGCTCGGCCAAGGCTTTCGCCATCCGATACATAGTCCTGATGATCGCCGGGTTATTCCCCGCTCCAGTAAAGTCCAAAGCGCTCTTCACTCCAGGGTCTCCATACTCTTGTAGTGCA